AGAGGCGGCTGGAGCGGTCTACCACCATTGTGGAGAACCGGGAAGCAGTGGCCTACAGTCTGCTCTGCATGGCCAACACTAAGATCACCGATGTGCTGACCTGGGACGAGGAGGGCAATGTCAAGGTGAAGGCGGCATCTGCCATTCCTGACCACGCCCTGCAATCCATCAAGAACATCCGGGTCACCAGGGGCAAAGACGGGGCGCAGACTCTGGAGGTGGAGCTATACGACAAGATTGGGGTCCTCAGACTGCTGGCCAAGGCCAGTGGCCTACTAGACAACCCCGACGATGGGGAAGATAAACCCTCGGTTATCGGTATCAACATCCAGGCCCCGGAGGATGTAGAGGTCAAGGGTTAAGTTGTGTACACAATGTATATACAAAATGATGGGAAGAACGCATAAGCGTGTGGATCTAGTCACAAATCATGTCAATCCAATAAAGAATTTTGTCAAGCGTGAGGAGAAAAACGCATGAACCTAGAAAAAATGAACAAATTTGCTAACTTTGCAAACATTAGAATTATTTTGTTGATGGCCGTGTCTGCCTCTGTGGCCAGCGTTATCAGCGTCTGGATGACTGTCGCAGTTGTCACCCCTAGCGTTACACAGATCACTGCCGCCTACGAGCAGGGTCGCAAGGATGTCCTGCGGTTGCGCCCAGTGAGTTGGGACCTGGAGATGGCCTGTGCCGCCCTCTGGGTGCAGAAAACCCCGGTGCTGATGAATGAGTAGCTGGCTCATAGCCTTGGTCGGGATGATCTACGCAGTGGTGGCCGCTGACCTCTACCGCCAGGGCAAGGGTGACCTCGCCCTTATGTTCATTGGCTATGCCATTGCGCAGGCCGGTGTCTGGATGGCGGCAACCAAATAATGGCCAAGACCAAAGAGCAATCCACCAAAGAGCTGGCTGGCGGTCTGAACCTAGACTTCCGCTCCAGCCCGGTGGTCTACGACTTCCTCAGTTCCAATGGATTCGTCAGAGGCATCATGGGGCCGGTGGGATCGGGCAAGTCCTATGCCTGCGCTGCCGAGATAATGATGCGTGCAGTCAAGCAGAAACCCAGCCCGGTCGATGGCATCCGATATACCCGTTTTGCGATAGTGCGAAATAGCTATCCCATGCTAAAAACCACCACGATCAAGACATGGATTGATCTGTTCCCAGAGGCCACCTTTGGTCCACTGCTGTGGACTCCACCCATTACCCACCACATTCGGTTGCCCAGCCGGGGCGATGCGGCAGGCATCGATTGTGAAGTGATCTTCATTGCCTTAGACCAACCCAAGGATGTCAGAAAGTTGCTGTCCCTGGAGCTAACAGGTGCCTGGGTCAACGAGGCCAGAGAGCTGCCCAAGGCAATCGTCGATGGCCTCACCCACCGAGTTGGACGCTACCCCACCAAGCGTGATGGCGGTGCCACCTGGCATGGTATCTGGATGGATACCAACCCCATGGATGACGATCACTGGTGGTTTCGTATGGCAGAGAAGGAGAAGATGACCGGGCCATATGCCTGGAAGTTCTTCAAGCAACCAGGCGGCATGGCAGAAGTCGATCCTGCCAACCTACCCGACAACCCGGAAGCCAACGATCATGTCTTCTCTGCTGGCAAGTGGTGGAAGCTCAACACCAAGGCCGAGAACATTGGCAACCTACCCTCTGGCTATTACCAGCAGATGTTGCTTGGCAAGAATCTCGACTGGATACGCTGCTATGCCGGTGGCCTCTACACCTATGTGCAGGAGGGCAGGCCAGTCTGGCCAGAGTACGACGATGCCCTGATGTCTGGGGATGTGGACTATGACCCCCAGCTCCCCATCCAGGTCGGTCTCGACTTCGGTCTCACCCCTGCGGCTGTTGTGGGTCAGCGATATCCCAATGGCCGCTGGGTCATCCTGCATGAGATTGTCACCTTCGACATGGGCCTCGAGCGATTCGGTCAGCAACTGCTGGCAGAGCTAAATGCCAAATACCCTACCGCCCAGGTCATGCTCTGGGGTGACCCTGCCGGTATGGCCAGGGATGCGATATATGAGGTCACCGCATTCGACCATCTGCGCACCCTGGGGCTACGGGCACAGCCTACCTACAGCAATGACTTCAAAGTTAGGCGAGAGGCGGCAGCTATGCCCATGCAGAGACTCATCAACGGCAAGCCAGGCCTGATCGTTAGCCGGGAATGCAAGATGCTGCGCAAGAGTCTGGGCGGTGGATATCACTTCAAGCGGGTGGCCATTGGCGCAGGCCAAGAGCGGTTCAAAGACGCACCCAACAAGAACGAGCATTCGCACATTGGTGATGCTTTTGGCTACCTCCTGCTGGGCGGTGGTGAGCATAAGCGGATGACCAGGAGCGGATTGCAGGCATCAGGCACATTCATGGCACCCACAGTGGCCACAGCGGAGTTCGATGTATTTTCAGTTCGTTGAGCAGCTCAACCAGCGGTGCCGAGTCAACGGGGCATTCTTCATGCCCTTCTCACCTGTACACACAAAAAGCATCAGCATTAGCCAGCCCGAGATTGTGGCGGCCAGTAAGTACATAGATATCGCCAGTGCTGTGGCGGGTCAAGCCACATTAGGGCCAGCGGTTACAGCCTTCCTAAACCTCAAACCCGTTGCCTGCTTTGGGTTTGTCGAGGTCTGGTCGGGTGTAGCCGAGGCCTGGCTTATTGCTGACGATAAGGCTAGGACCAAACCAATCGGTATGACAAAGGTGGGCAAGACATTCTTCGATATCGCAGAGATATCCTACTCATTGCACCGCATACAGATATCAGTTAGAACGACTGACACTAGGGCGCACCAATGGGCCAAGGTCTTAGGATTCGCTGAAGAAGGCACCATGCGCCAGTACGGACCCGACAGGGCAGATCACTACATAATGGCGAGGTACAGATGAGCGGAATATTCGGAGGCAAGCCAGACACCGGCCCTGCCGAGCGTCAACTAGAAGAGCAACGCAAAGAAAACGCACGACTCAAGCGTCAGCAAGAGGAAGAGCGCAGGGAGTTATCGGAGCAATCAGAAGCTCGCAGGCGTGCCCGGATGCGTGGCGGTTCTCGGATGCTGTTATCTCAGGCTCGGGTCAACCCCGAGGAAGGAATCACAACTCTTGGCTCAGTAGGAGGGCAATCATAATGGGTGCCGTTACCAAGCTAATCAAAAGACAAGATGTTTCAAAGATGATCAAAGAGGTGGCTTCGCCTGTAGCGCAGCAACAAGCGGCCACTGCCACAACCCGTGAGTCTGCCGAACAAAAAGCGGCAACCCGTCGGGCTTCCCGTCGAGGTGGTATGCGTGGCCTTTTAAGCCAAGAGCGACTGGGTGGTGAGCAGTCCACCCTTGGCTCGGTTGTCCAATAAGGAGATATCTATGCCCGACAAAGACAAGATGCAGAAGAAGGTGGCCAAGGTCATGCGGGAGTATTCCGCAGGAAAGCTCAAGTCGAGTTCTGGTCAGAAGGTCAAAAGTGAACAACAGGCCAAGGCAATCGCCATGAGCGAGGGCCGCAAGGCAGGAGGGTACGGAAAATGAAAGCTGGTCTCTATGCCAACATCCACAAGAAGCGTGAACGCATAGCCGAGGGGTCTGGCGAGAAGATGCGCAAGCCTGGCTCTAAAGGTGCGCCTACGGAAGAGGCGTTTAAGAAGGCGGCCAAAACCGCCATGAAGCCCAAAAAGTGAGCGGGTGGATGGCCATCGTGGCGTTCTGCTTGAACGACCAGTGCAGCTTCGTGGCCAATACCAATGACCTGTTTAAGACCGAAAAAGAGTGCGCAGCCTATGTCTTCAAGATGGAAGATCATCTCAATCGGCAAGGCATTGAGATCACAATTCCCGGTTGCATCCCTGTGCGGGTCAGAAGCATCGCGTGGTACGAATGAGCCAACCCATTAAAGACCCCAAGGGAGGTCTCACCGCAGCCGGTAGGAGGTACTTCAAGCGCAAGGAGGGTGCCAACCTCAAGCCCGGTGTTAAGGGGGCCGCAGACACGCCTGAGAAGATGCGCAGGAAGGGATCATTCCTCACCCGCTTCTATACCAATCCCAGTGGGCCTCTCAAGAAGGACAACGGAGAGCCTACCCGTCTGGCCCTTG